TGGATTAAAGGCTAGTTTAATTGAATTTCTTATAGTTCCGCGATTGAGTCCTGCTGGTGAGAACCAAGCCTGTGTTGCCGATTCACTTCTTGCACAAAGACCAGCAATATCGGAGTTCAACGGAATATAACGGAACATGTCATTGTACTTATCGTAGATGTACTTCCATCCACTATCCATGACGATATAGGATGAATTCATTCCATAAGTTGTATTTCTTGTTGTAATGACACTCGATGTGGCTTGAGCCTGTGTCTTGTTCAAAACATCGCTAAGTGTTGGTGACACAAACAGTACACAGTCCTTGCGCTCATTGACAAGATCTGCAAGAAGTTTGACTGTTGTTGCATCAGATCTACCCGATATGAGTAGTGATATATCTACGTTGTCGCGATCAAGGAACTTACTATATCCCTTGGTGAAGATATTTGCTGTTGTCGATGATGCACCAGTTCCTCCACTTAGGCTATAACGAGATACCTTTGCAGCAGCATATCCTCCGCTAATATCAGAGAAGGAAGTTGTGAGATCTTTAGCAATGGTTTCGCCCCAAAGTTGCTCCAGATCACCAGCCCAAATATAGTTTGACTGTGTGTTGATTACAGAAGTAACATAGTTTGGTTGACCATCGTTGTTGCGAGCATCATATGCTTTCGAAACATTTTGGAATGTTTCTAGAATTGTTCCCTTGGTCCCCGTAAACAAACCATCTTCATCGATGACCACAACATTGAGTTCGTCGTTTGCGCCACCCTTGGCGGCGGCTTGTGTGCTTGTCTCGGCAGTTAGTTGGAAAAGATCCGCATACTTACTACGGAACTTCATGCTTGCGCTTAGACCAATTGTACTCGCAATATATGTCTTTGTGGTGACAGTATTTCCTGCGGCAGAATCGACAAGGAAAGTTTGTGCAAATTGATTTGTTTGGAAAATCAATTTGTCGTTTTCTTCAAGGGTTCCGCCAAGAACTGTAGAGAATCTGATGGTATTTGTTCCGATTGATGCCGTTGCACCAACAGTAAGTGTGGCTTCTCCATCACCGTCGATCACAACAACTTTCAGTGAATTTCCCAATACTCCTGGATACTTGGCATAGAAAGCAGCCGTAAGTCCATCAGTGCCACCAAGAACATCTTCATTGGCATATTGCAAACCAGTAATACCGGAAGAATTTGCATTGGTTTCATCGCTGCCTATAGCACGAACAACCCGAAGATCGCGACCGTATTGAAGAAAGTTTGCTGCACAGTGGAAATCGATTCCGTTATCATCACGGAGAGGCTTTCCGAAAACTCTTACCAAATCGTCTTCTGATGTGATCGTGACTATTTTTTCTGCTGGACCCCATTGAAATACTCCAGCGATTGCCGCTGTAGTACTTGCAACATTTGGTGTGACATTTGTGAGGTCAATTTCCGAATAATTCACACCTGGGCTAAGTTGTACGGGAATTCTGCTCATTTTGTTCTCCAGATGATTCTATCATGTATGTAGTAAATTTTAGTATTTCACTCAATACCATGAGTTCATGTTGGAGTCTCTTTCTCTGAACCAGAGAGAGCCATCTTCTCCCTTTTCAGGAACAGAATCGTCCACACCATCATCAATAAAACCAAAAGGAGTCATTTCCTCCTCAAGTTTGTCTATAGTTTCCTTGTAGACATCTTTCCTAATATCAAGGGACGACAAGTCCTTAAAATATGGTTGTGTTGATAGCCACCCAAACAAAACCAAGGTCATAACAAGGTCATCGTTGTATCCGACCTCTGCCTCAAACGAGTTTTTCTTGGAGATAAACGCAAACAGTTCCTTAATCACATCAAAATCCTGAATGATCATTCTATCTGATTCAATCAATGACTTTAGAATGGAACAGCCAGTTCTCTTGACAACCTCAGTTGTTCTGACTCCAAACTGACTCGTTCCAGATCCAAATCCCCCGTCGAGTACCTGTCCTTTTCTTCCGCGCATTGTAGACGAGAGGAGATTTTCATACTCCATTTCAGCATGAAGTATGTCTGCCACCTGACCACCCATGTCGTTGATTTCAACAAGAACATGGGCATTGTTGTACTGCTTTGCTGCCACATGGATGGCATTTGGGAAAACCATAGGGGACATATTGTTGTTCCTGAAGGTGGCTACGAGTTTGTATGGAGCCGCCGTAATGTCCATGATGGTAAATGCCGAATAGTCCTGTCCAGTTCCTCTAGAGACATCCACACACATCACATATATGTGCTTCTCCTCTGGTTTGGCATAGACCTTGAATCCCTCTCCGTTCTTGAACACAGGGTCGATGTATGCCAAGGTCTTGAGTTTGGATGGGGATATCAGAGTATGAATAGACCCCACGAAGTCGCAGTCGAACTCTGTCCTGAATTGCTCCTCAGAGGTGTTGGCAATTGTCTCCTGTTTCCACTTCTCATCTCGACCAGGAACATCCGACCAATGTACATCAATAGGAATGTATGAGTTTCTTCCGTTTGTGGCATCAGTCCACAATTTGTAGTACAGATTCATTCCGTGGGGAGTAGAAACTATGAATACCTTCGTCTCTTGACCCGATGAGATCGTTGGATATACGGATGAGAAGAACTCCTCTGCAACATTCTGCGGAACATATGCAAACTCGTCCAAGAAGATCATGTTGAAAGATCCACCACGGACTGCACTTGATGATGTTGCAGATGCTAAAACTTTGGACCCATTCTCAAGTTGAATTGATCCTTTGTTCCATTCCACGACACCCTGCTGAAGCCACTTTGGGAGATACTCGTATGCCAGTTTGAGTCTAGACAGAAGTTCTCTTGCTGTACTCAACTTGTTTGCAAGTATGGCAACATTCACGCTTTGATTGAATAGGACATAGTGCAGAATGTATGCCGTGACTGTAGTTGACTTTCCGCTTTGTCGTGGAAGTTTCGCAATAACGAACCTGTTGTTGTGAACAGTTCGAACCATCTCCTCTTGAAAGTCATATAGTTCAAACGGAACAAGACCCTTGTCGAGGCTGATGATCTTCACATAGTTCTGTACAAAATAGATCGGGTCGCGAGCGCACTTGGCATATTCCTCAAGTTGCTCTTTCGTCCAATCATGCTTTACATCCGAAGCCTTTAGATTTGGATTGCCAAGATAGTTCTTGCTATTCTTAGTATCAGCCATTTTCTATGATTTTCTTTGAAGAATCCAATATCGAATCTGTATCTTTGATAGCCTTTGCGAAACTTCTTTTCGGATTTATAAGTTCTTGTAGTTCTTTCGTAGAACCTAAGAATATGGCATTTGTGGTGTTGTTCACCGTCTTTTGCTCATACTTGTCTTCCTTGATGGTCTTCATTCTCTGGTGGAGTTCCACAAGATCCTTATTCGTATCAGCAACAGCCTTGATCATTTGTGCAACCACTTCATAGGCTCGCGGGGAATCACCCTCACTTGCTACCTTTAACACACCATCGATAGCCTGAAAGCCAAGATTGACAAGTTCCTTGAGGTTTTCTCTTGCTCGCTGAAAGTCCTTATCAGCATCATCCATTGCAACTGTAACTTCCTTTGGCTCAGTTGACCTTGTTACAATGGGCTTTGGTTCAGGATCCATGTTTAGGATCTCCGATAGGTTCTCATCCATTTTACTCATGATATATCACCTTCCTACGAACTGATCAGTCGATCTATACTCCACAAGAGTAGTTATATTATTATCCTCAAAGTATTCGGTTGCAGCAGCGAGTTGTTCTTTTGATAGTTCGAAGTAGGCATCTCGCAGGATTCTATATGCAGAACCAATGCTAATATTACTTGGATCAGCCCATTTATCTCGCAACGATGTGTTTTTATACATTATAGATTCTTGATTTAATGGAACTAGGTACCATCTAAATGTCCCATTAAATCCATATGGTATCTTGGTGTTGCCGCCAGATAGTCCAGTGTTTGATTCATAAACTCTGTAATCGCTAAATCGACCAGATCTAAACGTATTAAAATAGTTAGAGTGATCTGTTTCTGCGGCGGTAAGACCAAGATCTTCAGATAGAGTTTCTGAAAATGTTAACATTGATTGTAACTGTTGTAAATCAAAGAAATATGTTTCAAGACCTCGGATGAATGCTGTAGTTGAATCTGAACCAGATATACCACCATTTGTAACAACTTTTGTATATTCACCAGAACCCCTTGCGATGTTTCCAAGATAGAAACCATTCAACAGGAGTTGATCAATATCATTTTTAAGAACGAAGCCATTCGCTGGAACAGTTCCATTGAACATTGGTTTGATAAGGTATTCAACAAAATCTTCTGGCTTATAGGGAACTGAACCGCCCCTTGTCAAATCATAATCTTCATTTCTACCAGAAACTAATGGGACTATCCTATAGTTGAACTTACCTCGTCCATCAAGCAACAACTTCCACATTTTGAGTGATGTGTGAATAGTATCTTTCATCGATTCTTTGAGATTGAATAGTCTTTCAGCCGTGTTTCCGCCCATGTCTTGGTGAATCGTGCAATCTCTTCGGGATGTGTGGTTGCGTGTGCTAGTTCCTTGATAAGAACCCTTTATCTGCATGGGTATAAATGGGTTGAATTTCGGAACAAACTCCATTACAAAGAAGTTCATATCTTTGTATCCACCATATTCCAACTGCTCTTGATAGATGTCATAGTAATATGAATCAAGGAAGTTCATGGTGATTCCAAGTGGACCTAAAGGTCCAGCATTGTCAACAAACAACTTGAGGACATTTGCGGGAAGTAACCTTGAAGCCTGATATGTGTTAGATGCCGCTGTTGTAGCACCGCCGAGCATGAAATATTCATTGTAGAATGAAGAATCAGCAGCCACTGATTTGTGGTAACTGTTCCATCCAGATGATCCAC